TCATCCACAGAAACAAGTCCAGTTGAGTTGTTTGCAATCGTTACGCGGATGGCATTTGCTTCTGCTCCACCGCCAGCTTCAATCCTGGTTGAACTGTTGGCAGTTCCATCAACCAGTTTCAATAACTGAACATGCTCTCCCGTCAAAAGTTGATCGGTTGCAATATCTGTCCCGACTCCCGCAGTAATTGGTACATTATCTGGCATTATCTATCCTCCATAAAAAGAAAAGCCGTTGCAAGTGGCAACGGCAGTTCGCTCAAGTAACCGAGTCTTATTATACGTCATCTATCCCAAGATTGCAAGTACCTTTTGTGTATCCATTACACTAATTGGGGTTGAACCATGGTTTCTCCAAGCCGTTTCTTTGCGCTCGCAAAGTAATCATCGTTTTTCTCAATGCCGATGAATTTCCTTCCGTTCTGCAAAGCGGCGACTCCGGTGCTTGCGCTCCCCATAAAGGGATCAAGAACCGTATCGCCAGGATTGGAGGAACGAAGGATTAATTCACCCATCAGGTTCACGGGTTTTTGGGATGGATGAATCCTGATTGAAGATGAAACAATCGGATATTCAAACAGATTATGGCAAAGTCCGCCATTCTGCACGTTCCAGGTGTTCTTCTTTGTCCGGGTTGCCATGCAAATTGTTTCAACGGAGGCTTGTGGACGTCTGCCATTCCACACCGGCGCTGGATTGGTCTTGTGCCAGTAATTAGGCATCCGATAATACCAACCCGCTTTTTCCAATGCCATCCGAACCAGCATAAAGATTTCACAGGCACAGAAGATATAAATGGTTGCCGTTTCCGTTGCAAGCCGGAAGGTTTCTTTTCCAAACTCATACATCAGGCGATAATACTGCGCGTTCGTCATATTATCCCATTCCTCGAAACGATTGATCGGTTTCATCCCGCTACGCCAAACGCTTTGTTTGTTCGTCATGATTGCATAGGGCGGGTCAGTTGCGATCAGGTTAATGGAACCGTCCGGGATGGATTTCATTTCTTCAAGGCAATTGCCATGTTTGATCTGATACATCATGATTCCTCTAAAAGCGAAAGTTGTTTCGCTTTCGATTTTTCTTTGTACCAATAGCGGATTCTCTTTTCTGCAATCTCTACATATTCCGGGTCTAATTCAATGCCGACAAAGAAAAAGCCTTCCAAGGCGCAGGCGCAACCTGTTGTACCGCTCCCCGTGAATGGGTCTAATACAGTCCCGCCAGGTGGGGTGATCAGCTTGCAAAGATAACGCATTAAATTAATTGGCTTTACCGTTGCATGATGGTTTTCCCGTTTCGTGTCACGTAATTTTCCACTTCCTGTTTTTATCGGATAATTATCATCCTCCATCATCCCGCAAGCGACTTTTTCCATCCCCTCCAATCCGGCATTTCTTTCAGCCGAAGAACTTTTGGGGCAATAAAAGAACCGCGCCGCCCCGCCGATGTCACCGTAAAAGGTCTGTCCATCATCGCCGCGTTGTTCATAATCGCCATAGATTCCACGGCTTTTCCCATCATACCCGCTCTTGACGGGTGCGGCGGCTCCGCGCTTGTCTCCGCTCTGTTCGTTCAGGATGCGAACCGGACAATTTTCAGAACATTCCCAAACCTCAACCTGACCACTGTTGATCTTTTCGGTTTCGTATCCATGCCCCGCGCCGTTGCCGAATGGTTTTGCCCCGTCAACGAAACGGTTGATTGTGTATCCTTCATCATCCCTGTATCCGATCAACCGACAATCCTCATTGTGTACCAGCACAAGGTTTGCCGGAAATCTCCCTTGCGCCTGACTCATTTCTCCGTTTCGTCCTTCTCTGGTTTTCATGCCATACGTGCGCCCGGTTGGGCTGTTGAATATTGGTTGGGGAACGCTTGGCGGCTTTCCGCCAATTCTGCACCCGTCAATATTGATTGCGCCCGTTCCCCAACGTAACACATTATCGGCAATCGTATCTTCTGAAATCGGCTTCCTGAATAAGTACCAGTATTCCACGGATGGTTTCAGGGCTGTTCCCCATCCATCCCACTTTTCAGCTTCGGACGTTGCAGGAGCGGTAATCACTCTATCAGCCCCACTCTGTAATTCTGGCTTTTTTTCTGAATAATGAATACCAGATGGTGCATGTGCCTTTCCATTAGCATATATTGTATTTCCAACAACTTTTCTTTCCGCCCCCGCCTGTTTGTCAATCATCTTGGAAATGTTTGCGCTTTTCGGGAATCCCTGCCCTTGAATGTGAGCGATGCAATCCCTCACCTCAAAACCAGCACTCTCCCAAGCATAGCACGTCCAATGCCCGGTTCTTGGCAACCCCCAAACCAAGGCGTGACCACCCGGCTTCAACACGCGCAAACACTCACTTGCAACTTTTTCCATCCAGCCAATCCATTGTTCCCGCCCCCCTTTGTTCTTGTCCCACTCTTTTCCCATGAAGGCAATTCCAGCCGGAGGATCGGTGACAATCGAATCAACGCTGTTATCAGGCAATCCAGAAAGCGCATCCAGGCAATCCGCCTGATACAATACGGCATAATCTTCAATGGCAATCATTGCGCGATCCTTTCTAGTTTTTCCAGGAAAACACGATATTTCACATCATTGATCTGAACAATCAGCCCTTCCGGTAGGAATCCGTTTTGGGCTTTCATCACATCCATAACCGGGAGATACCTCCCGATGAATTTAGCACAATCTGGATCAGCACCCTTTTCCATGCCGATAAAATAGGCGTAACTTTGCAAACCTGCGATCTTATGGGCTTCCTGTCTTTTTTTTGCATAATACGCCTTTTTGTAAGCGGAGCGATATTCATCTTCACTCCTTTTCTGACAAGGCGCGCATCTGACTCTACTTTTTGGCAAATCCGGTATTTCCGCTCCACAGTCTTTACAATAACGCATCTTGTTCTCCTTCGATTCTTGTTTTTGCAAGGTCAAAATAGACCTTGTGAAGTTCAATGCCGATGAAGTCCCGCCCATGCTGTTTGCATACAATTCCGGTTGTCCCCGATCCCATGAATGGATCAAGAACCGTGTCTCCGGCGTGACCGAACAGGCGGATACAGCGATATACAAATTCTTTCGGGAACTGTGCCGGATGCTCTTTCATGCTTCCAACCGACCAATTCAGTTTCCAGTAACCCTTCGTCCACTCTACAAATTCTTCGCTGGTAATGGTTGTTTCTGTTCCAGATTTCGTGCGCGTTCCCTTGTAGAATACATACAGCATGTGAAAATTCGGAATGATATGAACGTTATTGGCTTTCATCCAGCTTCCCCATGCACACTGGTTGGTTTTTCGATGTTCCATGCCGATTTCTGCAAACAAGCCAAACCCCACCCCATAGGACACTTTCTGCCAGATATAAGAAAGTGGGAAATTAAGTCCACTCCCTCCAATGTCAATGCAGAACCGCCCGCCATGTTTCAAGACACGGCTCAACTGACCGGCAACCGCAACGGCGAAATCTTCATATTCTTTCAGGGGAAGTTTGTCAGCTTCCGAAGGCATATCGGCATACTTGACTCCGACATTATAGGGCGGTGACGTGATAACCAGGTCTACCGACTCTGGTTCCAATTTTGCAAGTTCTTCCCTGCAATCTCCGTGAATCAGTTGGATCATATTTCCCCCCGCTTCCAATCCAGCAATTGTGACTTCCACTCCGCAAGCCTGCGCCTGTTCGCCGCCACGCGGTTTTCACGACACCAGGAACACGACCCATGGTGACGACAACCACTCGAAATCACCCCTCCATTTATCCATTCTGTTCGCCGCCACCGATCCCCCTTTCGCCAACTTTTCCTACCCTTCACAATTCGGAACACTGTATTCTCCTTTCAGCTTTCTTTGTGAAATACGATAATGACTTCTCCCTTGGTTTGTTGCAGGTTGATCGAAGTGTCCAAATTGGCGAAGTCCGCCAATGGAATCATTACAATTCTTTCGCTACGGTTTTCGCCGCGCCTCCGATCAAACTTCGGGCAAAACTCCAATGCCTTCTCCTTTATCTTGAATTTCATTGGTAATCTGTAATCATTGTACCAAACAAAACCATCTTCGTCAACCCACAATCCGAGTCTTTCTGGCATTTATGCTCCCGATAATGACGGCGGACGCCCCTTATTTGGCTTGTTTCCCAATGCCTGCAACTCACATTTGCACTGAATCCCCTTGCACTCCAGCCGTGGGGATTGGGGTCGCCATCCCCACCTTTCCCATGTTTTAGCACGATACGTCCTACCGGCAACGCGGGAACAATCTCCACAATGACTTATTGTATCACCATAAACCCAAGTTAAAGGAGCGTTATTGGACGCAGAAAGCCTCGCCTGGTTGACAATGTCTTTCCAGCGATTCCCCCACATTCCCAACCGTATTTGCAAACTGCTCAACTTGAATCCGCTTGCTTTATTGTGCGCCAGAATATAATTACGCAATCCGGCAATGTAGCTGGACTCCCTGTAAATTGCATCCAGCATCGCGGCTCGTTCTTCCATGGTCATATCGGCAAGGCTCAAATTAAATTCCTTCAATCCAGCTTCCCATGCCCCACGGATTCCATACTCAATGGCAACCCGCATCAAGTTATCAAAGTCGTATGCGCCTATTTTCCCGTTCCAAAGGTTTTGCGCAATTGCATTAATGCGCGCCTGGTAATCTCCCTGACTTTTGAATTTTTCCTCAAAAGGGAGAAGCGGAAAAACCGCCATCCTCCATCCCGCTACTTTGTGGAGGGGTTTCCGGAGTTCCGCCGGATGTCAACGGCTCATCCCCGTTCATTTCATCGCCAGGTCTGGAAATATAGGTTTTTGTCTCCGGATTAACCACAGGCTCAACGTTTTGGATATTCAAGGTTTGCATGGCGACCCTCATCAATTCAATCGTTGCGGCTTCGGCGCTTTCCACGCATAAGGAACCAGCAATCAAAGATTGGTTAATTGACTGCATAAAGAACCCCAACTGTGAAATGTCAGTCAGTACAATCGCCTCGACCTGAACATCAACTTCGGCGGTTGAATATTCAACCGCGCCATATTTCTCCCTAAACCCAAGTACAATCTTTGCAATATCCTTGAACACAGAAATCCACCACACCTGGTATCCATTGAACGCTTCCAGTGTTGGGCGTTCCATGGCGGTTGTGGTTGCCAGCCGGAATGATTCGCCGCGCCCAAGGTAGTGTGGAAATACCCTACCTGCCAATCCAGCCTGCGCCAGAAGAGCGTTTCCATCAACGGCGGCATCTCCGGCGTTTGTTGGGCGACTCATCCAGTCTCTCGATACAGCCTCATTTTCAATCCACATTCCACCTGCCGTAGATGGCGGGTTTTTATCAAACGCGCTTCCAGAAGAAGTCACCAAAGAACTTTCCATCCGGGCGCGAATCAGGTCAATTCCACGACTACCGCTCTTTGCTCTGATTTTTTCGACCACAGAAGCGGCGGCACGCGCTACGCTTGCTCTATCCTGAACAAAATCCCGATAAGCGCGACTCCACGCGGCTCCTGCGGTCATTAGAGGATAACCGCGACTTGATTTTCCAAGCCGGTTGTGGGCGGCGTGTAATATACAAACGTCCGTTCCAATCTGCATATCTCCCCGAACACGATGCGCAAGAATGGCATCGTCCGGCAAATTCGCCTGGTCTAATTCGTCATCCGTGGCGCGCCAGTCTTTATAATACATCGTATAAACCTGACCCTGTTCATCACGATATTCCCGGCGGTAATATAAAACGGTTGAAGAGTCCCCCGGCATGGTAATAATTTCCCGTATTTCTTCCGTTGGGATGGTGCGGATTCTGGTAATCCTCCCGTCCTGCCTTGACGTAAAGAACACAAAGAAAATCTCACCATCTGTTAAAACAGTAGAAGAAAGGCTTTTGATGTTCCTGACGCCAAGGACGGCGTCATTTTCGCGGGCATTCCAAAACTCATTCCAGTCCGCCCGCGCATTGGTATCTATTGGGACAACCTGTGGGGCTGAACCAAACGCATAATCCGTCCAAAGGTTGATAATCGTTTGCGTTACAACATCCCGGACATATAGAATCCGGGACTCATTCACCGCCTGCAAGCGGTTACCTTCTGTCAATTCAACGCCAAGTTCATTGTATCGCAGTTGGCGCAAGTAATAATCATACAGTTGTGGGTCAACTTCCTGCAAAGCCGCGATAACCTGTTCGGGATCATTTTCCCGAACAATTGGCATATATCTATAACGGTCAATTAAGTCCTCTAAAACGTAGTTGATTTTTTCGAGTTGTGGTTTCAAGAGAAACCTGGCGAGTCTTTCCTTCCAGTCCATTTCGTACCTCCTTTTCTAATAACCACCAAGCGGTTTTTTGTTAACGTCCATAGAATATTCCGTTTCCGATTCTTGCGCTTCCTGCAAAAGCGCAATCCCAACGATTGCCATAATCACGGCATCGGCATAATCGGTTGATCTGCCAAGTCGTTTTCTAACAGATTCCTTGCTTTCTACAAGAATTTTCCCATTACTCATCACCTTATAGGTTGGCGCAGTCAGGTCGCCTATCAAATCGGTTTCGTCTGTATCTGGTGGAAGGCAAACGCCAAATTTTCCATCCGGTTCCAGCATTTCCCGGAACAACCACCATGCCGCCGCTCTCCAGTTTGCGAACCGCACGAGTCCGCTCTTGTCTGTTAGTTCGGTGCCAGAATTTGCGATAAATCCGTCCACCGGAAATCCCAACTCCCGTAAACGATGAACGACACCGGCGCCAATTCCGATGGTGTCCACAATAATATATCCGGGCTGATACAGCCTGGATAAGTTGACGATTTTTCCGGTAATTTCCATCAACGAAGTTCGCGGGTCATTGGAGCGGAATTCAACCAGTTCACGCACCTTGACATAATCGGAGACAACCGCCGCAATGGTTTTATCGCTGGAATCCTTGCCGGAACCGACATCAACCCCAATGCTTGTAACTGTTCCACCGAATCCATTATCGCGCCACTCCTCCCACCGTTCCCGTGCCATTTCAATCCAAGACACGGGAATAATCCCATCTGCGGTAGTGGTCGAAAATTCTCCCAAGACATAATTGCGATACATGGGGGAATCAGTTCCCCATTGTGATTTTCTCGCCTCTGCCCACGCTGGGGAAATTCTATTCGCCTGAATTGTTTGTTCCAGCGTAACATGAATTGGCTTCCAATCGTCAAATCCCGGCTTTTTCGAGTGGATGTCATAAAACCACCCAAACGGCTCTCCGGGGGTAGATGCGGCAACGATAAACGCTTCTCGATCCCCAATGTTCGCGTTTGCAAAAGTTCCTTCGGACGCAACGAACACAGAATCGGAAATTGACTTTGCTTCATCAAACACATATAAAAGATGGTCGGCGTGCGCGCCTTCCACCAGGTCTGGATTGTTTGATGCAATTGCCATGGCTTCTCCGGTATATAACCGAAGTGACAAATCCATCAATTCGACTTTTGGGCGGAATGGGGCGCGCCCAATCTTTCCCCATCGCAAGCGCCTTGACCACTTATGGATTTCCGGAAAAAGAAATTTTGTCAACTGTCGCCAGCTTCCAGCGGTTGCAATTGCCTTCCAGTCTTTTCCGTCCCTTGTCAATGCGAACCAAAGAATAATCCACGAAACGAAAGCCGTTTTACCAAGTCCACGGGGTCCGCGTACCGCGATTCTGCGCTCTTTCATCAATTGTGATAGGATAAGCTTTTGGTATTCGGTAGCTCCATCGCCCTCGTTATCCCAAATAATGCAATCATTCACAAACCCAACGGGATCGTTCCAATAGGTATGCTTGAATTTTGAATAACGGGAAAGAACCTTCCCGCCGACACGGTTGCGTTGGCGCTGCAAGAGGAGTGCCTTTGCGCGCACCTGGACAGGAGTTGTCATTCTCCGCCCCCCTCATCAAGCGGAACAAATGAGGCATCAAGAACCTCATCGTCGCTTTTTAATGACCTTTTATATGCCGACATATTGATTTCCGGCTCCACGCCAGAGTTTGCCAGGACTTGAAGTGGATTTGCGCCAGCGGCAATCTGTTCGAGTTGCTCATCGGTCAAGCGCTCCAAGTTAAGTGCCATCAAGATTGCATTTTGTTGTTGCATATCCAACCCCATCAGTCTGGCACGTCGTTCAAGGATTTTAATTGCCCGGTCAATTGCCCCCAACTCGCCCTCCAAAACCCTATCCCAAATTGCGTCCAGCATCATGCTCAATTTGCTGTAATCATCCCTCCGCAATTCATCTGCCGATTCAAGTGTTCTCGCCTGCAATCGAATCATATAGGT